ATACGCCATTTTAAGCTCCTTAAGATATGCTTACTGTACCAACAAATGTCGTTGCCACCAAGTAGTTTGGTGTCAAACCTGCATCATTAAAACTAGCCCCACCAACTGGAGCCCAGCCCCATTGAATATCGCGTGAACCGCCTGACAAATTACCAGCAGAATTAACACCAGAAGTTACATACGTTGTATCCCTACGCGGATTGCGTAGAGCTTGTGGATCATCTACCGGAAACGTACCTAACATCAACTGCGGCTGGTCGGGATCCCAGCACTCAGGGCAAACCAACAGCTCATACTTACGCTGCTTAATGATCTCAGTCTTAAGCTGTTTTAGTTTGAACTGCTGGCCACAGCGATCACATTCAGCAATCGCTATCTTGCCGGATGCGTACCGATTACCCATTAGTAACCCCCGCCACTTCCAATAAACATTGGCCTAGGAACAAGGCGAAGTGGAGCTTTCTCACGATCTTCACCAGCCGCAATCTCAAATGTTTCGTCGTAAATCTGTTTAAGCATCTGGATGCGGGGCATCAACTCAGGCACTTTGATTGCAATGTGATACGCTAAACCAGCTACAAGGCACGGTAAAAAACGAAAGTTCATATCAGCAGTCTCAACACCAGCGCCAGCATCCTGCACTCGGCGCAGTCTCCAGTACACAAATTGATACGGAGTAGAGTTATCTGGCGTAGGCCAAACAGTTACCGCTGGAAGCTGGGGTACAAAAATAGCTGAGCCATCAGTATGGGACGCGGCAGTTGTGTTGTTCTGCCCACGGTACACACCACCTAGGGTATTCCCTGATACGTATGTGTAGTAAATATCTTCTGAATCAATACGCATAAATCCTGAGCCCGCTAAACCCACTATGGTGTTAAGCGTTATTGTGGTGTCCGTTGCCGTAATCGCGCCCACCAAGACTGAATTGGTTGGATTAGTTTCGCCAGAAAGCCTTTGAATCCAGACTTGAATTGGGCGAGCTTGGCTAAGCTTGTTTGGAATAGTTGCATAAGTTGAGACGCTAATGCGTGAAATGGTTAAGTCGGCTTGCGTAGAAGCAGTGTTAGATCCAGTACGGATTACATGTTCTAGAAGGTCAATGGTGTCGGTCGGCAGTGCGTACGTGGCTAAACCGGGGGTCAGGTTAATAATTCCCTGCTCCATCGTCCACATGTTGATGCCTTTGTTCTGCCACTCAACAGTCATGAGGTTCATTGAGCGACGTGCTGTACGCAGGTCATAGCCAGAACGCATCTCACGGCCCGCACGTTCCCAAGCTTCCTCGGCAATCTCCGTGAAGTCCATGTTGAACAGTGTGGTTCCGGTAGTAGTCATCTAAATCCTGCCGTTTTCTTTGCTATTGATTTTGGTTGAGCTACAAATTGTTTACCAGATGCTTTGCCAGCACGTTTGGCTTTGGTTGTAGCCGCATACTCTTGAGGAGACAAAGATTTAATAGCTGCTTCAGGTAAATATCGCTCACCCGTCTTGCTTGACGGTTTACCAGACTTAGTACGCCATTTCTGGTCGCCCCAATCTTTTAGCGATTTCTGAGGAGCTTTCAATCTCTGTATCCTCCACCAGCATCCTTGTACTTCTTAGCTACAAGTTGAGCTTTACGAGCAGACCACTGACCTGCGCCAGTACCATGCGTTGCTGCGGCTTTTACTTGAGACACAATCTTCTTACGAAGACCGGGTTTTGTGTAGTTACCAGCAGCATTGACTTTACCGCCTTCAGCATACTGAGTAAAGTCAGTATCATCCCGGCGAGCTTTACGCTTACCAGAAGGCATCTTGGAAGGCATGATGTCACCCATGCCGCGACTGGCCATCATGATTTAACAGGCTCCGCCGTAACTCATCTTGACCATAGTACCTTTGGTCTTGCCACGTTTAGCAATACCATCAGCACGAGAAGAAGCTGAGCCGCCTTTAGCGTAGCCCATACCTTTGATCTTTTGACGATCTTTCTCGTCTTTAACATCAGTTTTAGCTGCTTCCATTTTGGCCCGAGTTTCTGGATAAATTACTTCATCTAGAGATTCCGGTGTACGGCGAGGTTTGTACATCTTTGCTGCTTCAGGGGTCATTGGCATAATAGCCTCCTTAGATTAGCACTTACCGCCACGCTTCATGGTTTTTACACCAATGCCGTTGGGTACGCCAGAGCCAGCCATTTTGACTTGTGTACCTTTGGTTTTGCCTTTGGAAGCAATACCGTCACGGCTAGGAGCCGCTGTCTTAACTTTGCCCATTGCGGAAGGTTTAACGGAACCACCCATTGCCATCTTTTTCATATCGCCACCTTGTTTAAAAGTTTTGCCTTTATCGGCATTGTTGAACTCTTTACCCACAGATTGTGGGATACCTACTTTCTTAGCAAACGCTGGGTTGTGAGCCACCGCCGCCATGAAATTGTGTTGTTTTTTGCTTGTGCTTGGCATATCAAACCTTAACGATCCAGCCCTTGCCAATCACAAAACCAACAACCAACATACCAATCCAAATGAGCGCTTTTTCTACAACGGTCTTACCAACCTTTTTATAGAACTCACCAGACATTTCTTCAATGGCTAGCTTTGCCGCTCTTCTGGCTATGGCTTCTTCACGATCAGTCAATTCAATGTCGTTCATGTTAGCAATTCCATGCTCTAAGAGCCTTGTTGATCCTTGAATCCGGGTCTTTGGCCGTCTTCTCGCTGGTCAACTTCTTTTTCATTCCGCTCATCCTCGCACAGAAAGAGTCTCGCCGGGAGCCGCCTTCTGGCTGGGGACGTTTCAAATTCATGCCTTGCGCTTTGGCAGAGGCTCGCCCTTTGGCGTTCAACCCGCCCTCTGGGTTCTTGCCTTCCTTCCTCTGCCATGCTGGACTCTTAGCCATAGAACACCGTGATAGAGGCGTTTGTTGGTAACACTACATAGAACCCATTGTCAAATCTTACTCCCTCTCCGGGAATCAAAGTTGCAATTACAGCGGTATTAGTAGTAACGTGTAGTGTTAAGCGGTTTGTTCCACTATTTGTGGTGGCATTATCAAAGAACTGAATTTCTCCAGCAGTGCCGCCGGGAGCAACTTGATAACCTTTTACTCGTGTAGGCGCGGCATAACCAACACCACTTGCGTCCAAATGGACTGCTTTTACGTCTGTTTGCATCATGATGATTGCTCCGTTTCCGGTTCTGGTGCGTCTAGCCTGTTAATTAACATCTTGTACGCTTGGATTGTGGCTTGAGCCTGAGTCAAAAAGGTTTGGGCTTTCTGTGCTTCAGTCTCAAGTTCACGAATCTCAGTCTCCAAGAATTCCTTGGTTATCTGCATTATGCAAACGAAGCGTAAGCTGGCACGTAGTACACAGTGCCGCCAATCATAACTTTGATAGCTTTAGACACTGTAGTAACGCTTGTTGCAGTAGGAGCAATCGTAGCGGCTGGGCCTGTTGCAATGTTCATTAACAAAGGAACTTCGCCAGTGTTTGCGCCGCTATCAGTTACGCGAATAAATGAAGCAGTGGCAGGCAAAGAAGCATTAACAGAGTAGTTAGTGTCCAACTGAATCACTGCCAATGTACCGCCGGGGGAAGCCTGTGAACCACCCAAAGTAGCGCGAATTGCGTTAGCAGCGCCAGAGATAGTGCCAGTGCCATCAATTTCACAAGAAATGTGAGCGCCGTTGATCGTGCCAGCAGTGGCAGCTGCAACGCCTGTCACAACAGAAAAAGCGCGAAGCGTTTCACCAGAACCTGTAGAGGTAAAGGTCAATTTTTCATAAGTTAAACGTGTATCGCCAGATGCGGCTGAAGTTGTAACATAAGCAGAATCAACGTTAGTTGCTGTTGTTACTGTCAATGGAGAAGATGAAGTTCCGGTAGAGAAGCCGTTCTGAGATACGACTGGGCCGGAGAACGTGGTGGTTGCCATGATGTGTCCTTACATACAAGTGGAGTGCATTAGTCTGTATGTCGTCAGCCGGGACTGTCTAATGCACCGGATAACCCCGGGATAACGTATTTATACACCATTTAAAAATAAATGCAACAAAAAAGGGAGCCGAAGCTCCCTTTTTTATTAGGCTCCAGCGGAACCGTACATGCCCAGAGGGTCAGACCAGCCGAAGCTGTAACGCTCACGAGACTTGTAACGCACGTTGCCTG